GATAATATCATGCTTTAATTCTTAAGGGGTAACTTGTTGCAGTTCCGCCCGAAATGTCGTAGTACACATCGCCCGATCTAAGGGTGTCAAAATCTGCGCTTGTTGGCAACGTAGTGGGGTTTAAATTTAACGTTGCGCCGCCCATGTCGCCGGGGTTAGATAACTGATTAAAGTACAGGCGCAAAACATTACTTAGCTGGCTAAAGTAACGGGCATCGTACTCTCTTGGAGCCAGTGGCAAGCTTGGTGGGGTTGCGTTTAGTTCAGCCATTAGCGTCTACCGTCCGGTCTGATGTCAATACGGGGTGCGCCCAGTTGCCAGCATGTGTTAATCTGGTTGGAAGCAATCTTAAAGATCAGTTGGCGACCACGCATGCGCGTGTAAATCTGCCCTGTAAACTCTTCTGTAATAACGTATGTGTTACTTTTAGTCACAGGTTGTGAAGCTGTACTTGTAACTCCAGAGCCTGAATTAACCAGCCCTTGCAGAGTCATTGACACTGAAGGTAATGCGCCAGCGGGAGTGCTTGTAGCGTTTTCAAAAGTCAGGTCAGGAATGACGCGCCACACAAAACCAAAGTTATGGCCGTCACCAATATCAAACTCAGACGAGCTAATGTAAGCATCAATCGCAACAGGGGTGCCGGTCGTATCATCATTCAGTCCCGTCTCGTGGTTAATCAAGTTGCCTGTAGATGTAGCCGAAAAGTAGTTTGCCGCAATAGGGTACGGCTGCAAGCCAGAATCAAGCCAAGCAGTGCGGTTCATTGTGCCGTAATACCAAATTCTTTCAACGTAGTTGTATATGACATACTTGTCGATGGCCGTGCTGTCAGCCGAGCAATAGAACCACCAGACTTCGTTAAAGCCTTCGTTAGTCCCAGCAAACACTTGCAGTGCCTGTTCTTGGCTAAGATCACCAAATATGAAACGGCGCAGGTCGCAGTTAAGCGTTTGCACACGACCATCATAGGAGTAGAACTTATCTACGCCCATCCAATACACAACACCCGAAGCAATCACAGCCGCGTTAGGACTCATGATGGACACGTTATCGCCAAGCAACTGCGGTGCCCAAACAAAAGGAGGGCCGAGGTACTGCAAGGAATATACAGCCGAGTCGGTAAACATCACAATTTCTTGACGAGTCTGCACAGTTGCAACAATCTGTGAGCCGTGGGAAATACGTATAAACCCTGCTTGGTTTGTAGGGTCAGGCGTCCAGTTGTAAATATCGTCTTGCGATGACCAGCGAATTAGCATGGGGTCAAGCGTGGCTGAGCCGTAGTCGTTACAACCAAATGCAATTACAAAACGTGATGTATCAGACACCGTCATGTTGTTCTGTATAGTCGGCACGTCAACAATATTAGACACCGTACCCGAGCCCGTGGAAGTTGTATTTACTGCCGCCCCCGCTCCAGTCAAAAGCTTAAATGTCAGGCCGTTGACTTCAAAAACGTAGTACGTAGTACCTGCGGTGACACCTGTTGGCAACGAGCCGCCAGAGAATTGGAGCGCTGCGCCTTCGGTATACAGGATGGTAGAAGTCACCACAGTCGGCGAAGCGTTAGTAAACGTTACTGTGCCACCCAAAGAACTAAGCAAGACACCGCGAGTTGTTAAACCGCCGGTTGCGTCCCAGTAGTAAATGCTGCCACCACGCGGGCCAAAAACCAAATCTTCGCCGTAGTTTACTTGGTTCCACAAACGCAAGGCTGTTGTAGTTGTACCACCGTTACCCCATGTAGTACTCGCCTGCCCCCAAGAGCCCGCGCCCCAACCAAGAAGTGGTACAGGAGTGGCAGGGCCAGCACTGACTTGATACGCAGCTACAACAGCCGAACCGCCGTAAGCGCCTGCGGCCAACGCAGTCGGCACAGTAATTGTGAACGAACTAGCCCCTACGGTAACAATTTGGTATTCAGCATTGAACGTAGAAGCGTATGTGCCTGTAGCGCCAGAAAATGTAACGTATGTGCCCGCAGTTAACCCCGTAGTGGTTGCCGTTACTGTAACTGTGGTTGTGCCATCCGCAGCAAATGGGTTTGTTCCAAGCGTTACAGTTGAAGCGATCGGGGTGATATCGTAGTAGAAGCCACTCTGCTGGATGTAGAACTTTACGTTTGTACCTACGCCAATATAGTTAGCGCCTGCAAGTGAAACCCAATTCCACAAGGAACGGCACACACCGCTGTATGTAAAGCCTGAGATTGGTTGCCAGCCGCCAATAACTTCGGGATTACCCTGACGAAAGCGCACCTTGTCGGCCTCATACCAACCACCTTCAGTGGTGTATCGCGTGTTCTCTTTATTCACGCCCGGCTTGAACAGGATTTTTTGTAATGGCATTTTTAGTCCAGCAGTGCGCACTCAGAGGTACGCCGTTTAAGCAAGCCCGGCAACACCTTGCCGCCGCCTTTAGTCCAGAGCATCAGCTGTTCCTTGGCTCCTTCCCAATCATTGGCGTTGATTTTCCTCTTTAACGTGGATGTTTGCAAGCGCCCAACGCCTAAATTATAGGCAAAGTCCACGATGGCGTTGCACTTACGTACGTCTGTAATTAGGCCGGGGCAGTTACGCAGAACACCGGGCAGGTAGGTATGTCCCAATTCGTGCATCAAAAGAACATGAGCCTCCTCTTGTGTCGTTGGAGGGTCATTTAGAGTAACCTTTACGCCATTGGCGTAGTAGGTAGATCCATAGCCAATCGTTGCCACGTTAGCCGGACAAAGGTAGGGCTTGGAGCGAAAGCCCTCAAACCGTTTACACATCTCTGCGGCTAGTTCTAGATTCATAGCCCGCGCTGCTTCAGAGTTCTGTCAAGGAACCAATAGTTAATTGTTCCAGCCAAGAGTGCCGAAAAGTCAGGTGTCATCATAGTTTTGAACACTTCTACGGCTGGCGCACCGGCAAGCCATGCGTTCCATGCAAACCATACGTGGATAAACGACCACACAAACAGCACCCAATATGTAACGACCGGCCTGACTGAGGCAGACAGACTAGCCGCCCAACCACCCGCAGCCTTAACCATCTGAGCCTGTTGCTCAATAGCGTTGTTAAACGCATCCATAACACCTACATCAATCGCAGCTTCCCGTTGTGCGCCAATCTCAGCCAACTTCTGCTGGCCTCGCTGCGCCTCTAAGTCGCATTGATGTTTAAACATAGCAAGCTCGTGTAAACGCTCGTTCTTTTTGTCAAAGAACTTGAGCACCTCGGGAGCCATACGGAATAGCCCACCAAACACAGAACCTAAAATACCGCCACTCAATATGTCAAACATAGTTAGTCCTTACAAGATTTTGATTTGTCTTCATTTTGCATGAGTTTGATACCAGACAGGAACCCAATCATGCCGCCGATAAGAGTAGAAAAAGCGGGTGAAATCATTTTGAATATCTCTGCGTTGTCCACTTCCTTGGCCCACAGACCCAACATAAAGGCAATTACCATAGCCAATACGGAGATACACAGGGTCGTGCTTACCATTAGCGTGACGTACAGCGTCAGTTTTTCCTTGGTGTCCGGCACATGCTGTGGCGGCTTTTTGGGTATCGGCTTCTTTATCATACGTATTTGTCAAAATATCTTGTGCTGTTAAATATTTCTAACTCAATTGTGCGTTGCCGCGACCGTTTGTTGTACAACTCAATCTCAAGTGCGTCAACTGCTTTCTCTATCTTTTTGGCTTCTAACGCAAGCTTATATTCATACTCAAGTCGCTCGGCTCTTTTCTCGTGGGCTATGGCTCGTACATCGTAGGGGCTGGGATGCACAAACGGAAACCATTTGTGAAGCTGAATCATTTCTTTTCACGTTTAATCGCTTCTTCATAACCACGCAAAATTAAAGATCGGGCTTCTGCCGAATCTGCCGTACCCGCCCACATAGGCAGGTTGTTCCAAATTACTACGTAGTCTTCTGCTTTGCAGTAGGGCGCATTGTTCTTCAGCCAAGCAATCATTTGCTGATGACGCTCGGATGGATTGTGAATTGTGTAGCCAATCCCATAGAACTCGCGCACATGGCAGCCATTCTTGGCTACGGCTCCAACTAGCCCCAACAGCAGTAACAAAATGAGCCAACGCATTTATCACACCATACTCCATGCAATTATGTAAGTGCCATAGATGACAAAGGCCACCATACAGGCTGCGGCAATGAATGCTTCAGCCCAGTCTCTCATGGCTATGGTTTGGGATACTTGGCTTTGACAGCCAGACAAGCATCAATGTATTTTTGAATTTGAGCTTGGTCGCCTTTTACTACGCCGTCAATATAGTCGGCAATAGGTGGATATTCTTGACTTCTATTAAAACGAGCTGTGGCTGCTTTACTGACAGGGTCATTATTAATTCGGTTGGATTCAATTATGTGCTGGGCGTACTCAGCCTCAGTTAATTCAATCTGGACACCGTCTACTATTTTAAAAACATTAGTGCTCATTATTTCCGTACTCCATAAAATGAATATGTTCCAGCGGTAATGTTTACGCCCGTTTCTGGCAAAAGCATAAAAGCTACGATATTAGCTCCACCACCTTGCCATGATGATGCCGTAGAAAACGTACCGGTAGTCGCGCTGTTGCTGGGACTACACCCCATATGTATTTGCGCTACTGTAAATAAACCCGTGTCTGCAACGTTTATATATGACAAACTTTGAACTGCAACACCAGAACTTCCTGCGGAGCTATTAAAAAACCCCATATATCCTTGCGACTCATATGAGTCATAACCCATTAAGTACGAAGTATTGGTCAAAAATGTAGAGCCGTCACGAGATACACGAAATCGGCCACTTCTATTACTGCCGCCAGCGCATACAGGGTTCTTCATGTACAGCATATAGTATGCATAAACACTAGACGCACTAACGCTAAACGTCAGGCTTGAAACAGCGCTTGAAACTACCGTGCTAGAAATCAAAACCACAGGTGCTGCACTAGCCGCAGTGGTTTGAATTGAACTATCGGGAAATTGAACGCCCGTTGATACAAGGGATGTTGGCATTTAAAGCTCCTATTAAGGTGTACCGTTACTATTAATGTCGCTCAGTGTTGTGAATACACCAGCACTTGTCATGCTACCAATTGTAGTAGCGCCGTATTTAAAAACCAAAACCCCGCCAACCTCAGAAATGCTGAAGTTTGTTGTAGTTAAAGAACCCGCAGTCGTAGCAGACCCCGCAGACACAGCAATACCGTTAATGTTACCCGTGCCGCCGTTGGCAATAGGTAATGCACCGCTCAATGTGATGTTGGGGGTTGCACCGCCAGAAGAAGCCAAGGGAGCTGAAGCTGTGACGGACGTAACGCCTGAAGCAATAGCGCCGATCTGGGTTTGTACAAACGCGGTGGTTGCAATCTGCGTTGTGTTTGTGCCAAGGGTGGCTGTGGGTGCAAGGGGTGTACCTGTCAAGGTTGGGCTTGCGGAAAGAACCGTGTTGCCTGTACCTGTAGAAGTTGTTACGCCTGTACCACCGTTTGCAACGGGTAAAGTCCCAGTCACGCCAGATGCCAGATTAATTAAGCCCCCAGCAACGGTCACGTAGTCGGTTCCGTTGTAATACACAAAAGCCCGTGTACCAGCAGTAACAGTCACAGGCGTAACCTGTCCGGAGCGTTGGAAAGCAACACTACCGCCAGTAGCAGCGTTATCTACCAAGTAAATTTTGCTGTAGCTCGGGCCAGTAATTGTTTTTGTGCCAGTCAGCGTACCTGTAATGCGAATAACTGCGTATTGAGCAGTGGTCGCTCCGATATTGGTTGCGCTTGCAGTGCCAACTGTGTTAACCAACGTGATTGCGCCGTCACCTGCAAAAGACAACGTGCCTGCAATAGCAATGTTAACGTACTCAGTAATACCATTATTGACTGTGTTGCCCCACGTACCCGAGAGCGTGCCCTGTACGGGAGTGACTAGTTGTAGTTGCGTTGTTTCTGCGGCCATGATTATCTTTCGATGAGTTTGGCGACCAGCGCCTCAAGTTTGGCAATTCGCTCTTCATGTTCAGCGTTAGCAGCCAAAGCTAAAGCACTGAGTTTCTCGTAGTCTACCGACAATGAACCGTCTGGTCGAGTGCGAACTGCTACAGGGAACTTAGCAAGCACGTCTTGAGCAATTACACCAAAGTCAGCCTTGACAACAAAGTAGCCGTCTTCGCCGCCGTGTTCTTCAATGTACTCGGCCTTCCAATCAAACAACTTACCGCCAATAGCTGCTGCCGTAGCTGCTGCGTTGGGGATGTTACGTACATTCTCTTTGAACTTAATGTCAGAAGAATAAAACGCAATCACGTTGTTGGTGGCGCGAATCTCACCTGCTGTACCGGATCCCGCTGTGCCAACACCCAAAGAGTTAACTTGATAGTTGTTGCCGGTGTTTAAAGCATTAGCTGTTGTAGCAGTGGTCGCAGTAGTTGCAGATGTCGCAGTAGTTGCAGATGTCGCACTTGTGGCTGACGTAGCCGTAGACGCATTACCAGACAACGTGGCTGTAATCGTACCAGCGGAGAAGTTACCTGACGCATCACGAGCAACAATAGTCGAGCCGGTATTTGCGTTTGTTGCGTTTGAGGTAACAGTAAATGTAGCGTTACCGGCTTGATTAGCCGTGAACGTTTGCGATCCAGACAGTCCTGTACCTGACACCGCTAAAGTTAATGTGCCATTGTTTGCCGCCGCAGTAGCGGCTGCCCATGAAGGCGCTGCCGCACCGTTAGACTGAAGGACTTGGCCAGAAGAACCCGCGGCCAACATAGCCGTAGTGCCAGCCGCTGACTGATAAGGAATCGTACCTGCTGAACCGCCAGCCAAGTTGCTAGCTGTTGTTGCACTGGTAGCTGTAGCAATATTAGTTGCATACGCAAACGCAGAACCATTCCAAGAGAGGACACTGCCTGTTACTGTTGGAGCTACAACAAATGCAGTTGCGCCAACACCTGATTGATAGTGAATCTGATTGGCTACGCCACCCGAAATATTGGTAGCCGCAGTAGCTGTAGAAGCATTACCTGTCAAAGCTGCCGTGATTGTGCCTGCGGCGAAGTTACCGGAAGAATCCCGTGCTACTACTTTAGAGGCGGTATTAACAGCCGTGGCATCTACTGTGGCTGTAACTGCTGTTCCACCGTTGTAGCTTGTACCGGTTAGGTATGTGCCCAAAGTCAAAGCGTTAGCCACTGATCCTGCTTGACCGGAGATAGCGCCAGACACCGCAGAGCCGTTGATGGCAATCGCAGTGTCAGTAACTGAGGTTAGTTGACCTTGAGCATTCACTGCAAACACAGGAACCGCAGAAGCAGAACCGTATGTATTGGCTGTTACTGCGGTGTTGGCGATGTTAAATGTATATGTGGGGGACTCGCTTAGACCTGTGCCAGCCGTGTAAGTAATTGGCGCAGAGAACTGCTGAAAGACAATTGCCGTTGTGCCAATTGTGATAGGAGGAGCAGTCTGCTGAACCCAAGCGGTATTAAGATTGGCTACGCCGCTAGTAACCAAGAAGAAGTCACCTTCATCAATTTGGTCAACTCCGGTTCCAACAGAATCAAAGTCTGTAGCGCGAGTCAGGATATATGGCGTTCCAGCGGAGCCAACTTGTGTAACAACGTATACGCCGTTATTTGCGCCAGCTACTTCATTTTTTATTAGTACTCGTTCTGCAACAACAGTAAGCGTTGAGTCTATAGATAAAGCACCGTTAGCGTTTGCTGTAAGCGTTGCCCCTACACCGGATGTTCCGTTGTTGTATGTATTGGCTGGTAGTGCTGCGGTTGTTGCCAAAGCAACGGCTTCGTGGAAGTGGATGCCCGATGCAATAGCGTCGGCGTATTGTTTGTTAACAATGTCTGTGTTGTTGGTTGGGGCTGTAGTAATTGTGCCGGTTGTCAGAGCAGCAGAAGTAGCTGTAATTGCACCAAACGACTGTTGGACTACTTGCGTTCCCGCCTCGTTTTGATACGCCGAGCGTGAGGATGGGTACGTAACAAACACATCAACTGTGCCTGTAAAGTTAACCAAAGCTCCGCCATTAGAAGAAGACAGCGGTGTAGCGTTGCGGGTTAGTGTTGTACCTGAAGCTGTGTACGTACCATAGTTAACTTCCCACGCACCAGACGCAGAATCAACAATAGCAAAATACGTTGTGTTTCCGTTACCAACTGCGGAGAATGATTGAAAACCGGCGGCTGCGCCATTTAATGTAATTGTGCCTGTACCCGGCGCTGCGGCGGTTTCTTTAACCCGATCTCTTAATACTAAAGCCATGATAAATCCTTAAGTCGGTATTTCTGTCCAGTCGGGCGCTGGGGGTGTTTGTCCTGTTGGAATTGTGCCCCATACAAGCACTTGTCCTACATACACGTTTAGCTGTATACCAGCAGGGTATACGTTTGCGTCTTTTACTCTACCATACGCATCAAGTCCAGAAGCCAATTCTGCCACGGAAGCGTTAACAGTGGTTCTAGCAGTAGCCACTGCGTTGCCAGTAGCAGTTTCTGAAACAACTACACTAATTACTAAACCACGATTTGACGAGTCAGAACCTGTAGCAATTTCTGCGATTGCCGCCAACACTGTGGTTATGGCCGCTTGAGCGTCTGTAGCTGTAACTGATTCAGCTATCGAAGCCAACATGGTTCCAACCACAATTTGAGTAGCTGTGCCTGTGGCTGTTTCTGCTTGTGTTGCTAACAAACTTGACGCTGCAAAATTTTGAATTGCTGTAGCGGTTCCGGCCTCAGCACGAACCGCATTCATGATGTTGTTTAAACTAATAACCGCTTCCGCAGCCGCCGCCGATTCTGCAATATTTCCACCGCGCACAACACTTGGTGCTGCAACAACATCAGAAGCTACAGCAGACTCACTTAACGAAGAGGCGAACGTTGCCCCGCCTAAAGCGGCGAAAGGTGTCTGAGCAAATGTAACATCTCCAAACACCGCGCTACCTTATTAGGCTGCGTCAAGCGAGAACGTGTAAGTTACGTTCAGTGTATCGCCGTTGTCAACAGTCTTGTCACCGCCGGTAAAGTCACCCGCAGAGAACAACACACCTGACGTACCAGAAGCTACTGTGCACAATAATGCGCCAGCAACTACAGTACCGTTAACCAACATGGCAAACGATGAAGGCGATGCAGAGTTTGTGATTACAGATGGATCAGCAGTTGTTGCCGTACCAAAGGTGACGGCCTTACGGTTACCTGTGTACGCTGTACCGGGAACCAACTCCGTCCAGCCTGCGTGTGTAGCCAAAGTGTCGGCGGCTGCAAACGTTGTGCCTGAACCGGGGCCTTGAACTAAACCCAAGAACCAACCGGCTGTGTAACCTGCGCCTTGGAAGTACTTGCTGTTCATGTCCTGCAAACCTACGTTCACAACTAAGTTGTTAAAGGTATCAGACCACTTCTCAACGCCATCAGCGCCTACGCAAGTAACGGTGAAGATACCGCCAGCACCTACGCGCTCAGTGGAACCTTTGTTTGCAGTCAAGCTGGCTGACACGAGGTCTTGGGCTTTTGATGTTTCTGTGCTCATGGTAAGTCCTTAAGATATGCGCACGATGGCGCTGTTCGCATCGGCAGTTGGGAAAATAATTTGGAAAGTGTCGTTGGTTACTGTCTTGTCTGCACCAAAGTCCAGAACTGCAACTGATTTATTGCCTTGTGTGACGTTATAAATCAAAGCTGCACGGGCAGTAAACGTGGCGCTTGTCCAGCTTGTGTTGCTGAACGATATAAAAGCTGTGGGCACACTGGCGGTGTTATTACCAGAAGTCGGCGATACCGAAATCACCAGTGTGTTGCCGCCCGTCGTATAACCACTACCGTTAGGTACTTCATCTGTAGTGGTGTATACAGTTGTAGCTGAGCCAAGATTTGCCGCTGCGGAATACAAAGCGACTTTAAAAGTGTTTGGCGAAGTTGGGCCGAAGTTGTGTACTGCCTGAAGCAGTTCAACTTTAAAACTTGTGGTTGCTGTTTGCAGAATTGCCATATCAAGTCACCTTTTGTCGGAACTGCCCAGAACGATATGCGTCTTGACGCTCCATACCATCGGCCAAACGTTTAGCCAGTGCAAGCGCTTCCATGAACTTCTGGTTGTACAGAGCCATCATGTCTTGCTCACCCTTCATGTAAGTATAAGCTTCTACAAGCGATCCGTACAGTAGCACAGAATCAAAATTGTCACCCAGCCAAGAAGTGTTTGGCGCTACAGTAATGCTTGTTGGGTAGTTGTAATAATGCAACTCAACCGTATACGCAGTATCGGGTGTTGGGCCAAGCATGAATGTTAGCTCTGCCGCGTCGCCTGACTGCGGGCCAAACAAAGCGTAGTACCGTGGGATGCCCGTATCTGTAGGAACAGGATACGCTTGACGGATAAAGTTAACGTCTTTGTTTAGCAGATACTCGTACGCGCCAGTACCATCAATGACCGCCATGGAATATACAGCCAAGAAGTCTGATGGGCATCCCAGATAAGGGGTGCTAGGAGACACCAAACCCGTCACATTCTTGCGAATGGACGGAAACTGCATGGAGTTGTAAATACGCTGCTCAGCCTGCTCAACAA